AATGGTTGCAACTTGGTAGGCATCAGTTCAAGTCGTTGATCATTGACTCTGTATCTGAACTTCAGGTTAAGTGCATGGATAACATCGCCGGCACTAACCAGATGCAGATGCAACAGTGGGGCGAGTTGCTTCGTCACATGGGCGCGCTTTTGCGAGACCTGCGTGACTTGACAATGCACCCAACGGCACCGCTTGAAGCAGTAGTTCTTACTGCGATGGCTCGTCAGGATAAAGACGGTCGTTACCGTCCGTACCTGCAAGGTCAACTTGCAATTCAAGCACCATACTTCTACGACATCCTCGGCGCAATTACCGTTGAGGACGTGTTCCCTGGTGACCCTACTCAGGCACCGTACAAGGCACGTCGTATGTACGTTGAGCGCACAAACCAGTATGAAGCTGGCGAGCGCGTTCAAGGCAGGCTCGGCAAGGTTGTCGAGCAAGAAAATCTCGGTATTGAGCGAATGCTCGACATCGTGTTCGGACAGCGTCCGCAAGAAACATCCAAATAACAACAACAAAGAAAGCATAGGTAATAACTATGAGTACCCTCAATTGGGGCGACCTAATCAAAGAAGCAGGCGATACCGCTGGTGGGTTTGATCCACTACCGGATGGCGACTACGATCTTCAAATCGTTGAAGCCACAGCTGCTGTTTCGCAATCAGGAAAGACAATGTTCAAAGTCAAGGCACAGGTCCAGACTGGTGCGCACGCAAAGCGTCTTGTCTGGGACAACCTTGTTGTTTCAACTGACAACCCAACAGCACTCGGAATCTTCTTCCGTAAGATGAACGCACTTGGTCTCGGCCGTGAGTTCTTCGCAACAAGCCCAACCAACGCGCAAATTGAAGCTGCAATGAAGAGCAAGTTCTTCCGTGCACAAGTCGGTTCACGCACTTGGCAAGGTCAGAAGAAGAATGAAATCAAGGCGTACTACACTGTAGCTAATGCTGCATCTGCAGTACCTACTGTTGCAGCTGCTCCAGCGCCCGCTCCAGCACCTGCTCCTGCTCCAGCACCGGCACCGGCCCCTGCTCCTGCACCAGCGGCAGCGGCTCCTGCTCCACAGGAAGCAGCACCTGCTCCAGCGACGGACACTCCGCCGCCAGCACCGTTCTGATCTAGTCAGAACATATTGTTCATAGGCGGGCGTGTCTGTCGCAAGATAGGCACGCCCTCTATGATTGAATCGTGATATCATTTACACACGACTAACACAACGGAGAGATTTATGCGCGTAGCAATTCTTGAACCAGAGCCAGGGGTAAAAGGACCAACAGCCTGGGCATTTCGCTTACGATATGGTTTTCAACAACTCGGACATGAGTGCGATGTTGTTTCGTTTACAAAGAGTGGAAAGACCCGAGCATCTTGGGGAAAGCCACAACCAGGTGGCCGATGGTGGAGTGAAGCGCCAGATGTTGTTGTAAAGACAGCGCATCTTGTTGAGACGCTTGACACCTATGACATGATTGTGCTTCCTGAAATTAAGGTGCCATTGCACGACAAAACAGCAATCAAAGAATCCGCGAAGACTGGCCAGCCAGTGCTTCCAGAATACGTTGATGCATTGCGCAGAACAAAGACAAAGTGGACTACGTCACTTCATGGATCGTTTTATCCAGAAAAAGACATTCCATTCGTGCCGCAGCTTCTTGAGTCGCCGTCACGAGGCGCAAAACTCGTCACGATGAGCGATGACTCTGCTCGAGATAGCAATGAGCTTTTTAAGTCAATGGACTGGATCAAAGGCTGCATGCCATACATTCCAAAGTTTGACATTGACGCGCCGATAACAAATGACTGGACTGTTGGCACCTCTGGGCGCTTCATATACAACAAGGGACAGCCAGTTGTTGCATTGGCCGGCGCACAGCTTCCAGAGCACGTCACTGTTGAAATCTGGGGATCGTGTTCAGTAGGGCTTGGTCCATCGCCAACATACATTGTCTACGAGCAACTTCGTGACCACTTTGGAGCGCAGACAAAACGCTATGCTCAGCGTGTTGATCCAACAAAGGGCGCTGATGGAAACATCATCACGCCTTACCCGTGGGACGCACGAATTCCTGGACACGCGCTAGTTCGCTATCTTGGAAACTACATGGACTCAGCAGCTATTGCATCAAGGTTCCGTGTTCACATGAACCTTACTGCGCACAATTTTGCACGAGGACTTGTTGAGTATTCGTCGCTCGAGGCAGCAGACGCTGGTGCAATGTGCATTGTCCCAGGTCACTTATCTGATCCACAGTTCAGAATGCTTGTTCTTGACTGGTACAAAGGATCGCCAACGCAATCACGATTGGTTAAAGAAGACGGCCTTGAGATTATTCGCAAGTGCAAAGAAGCGTTTGAACAATGTCTTGAGATTTCAGATGCTGATCGCTTTAGTATCGCAAAGCACAACCGCGAAGTACTTAGGACACGAAATGATCCACGCAAGAGTGCAGAGATATTGATTGAAAGCGCTTTCTCGTGAGGGGTCTATCTGGCGCCATTGTCATTGATAATGGCGATGGCACTGTTACCAAGTCAGGTGGAATTCCAGAGCGAACACGCGAGCAAGGCGAATGGATCATTCAGCATGGAAGTCATGTTTTTCCAAGCATTGTCAGTCTTCTTGACGATGGCTATGTCATGGAAAAGCTTGAGTACATTGACTACTGGAATATTGACAACTCATTTGTTCACGTAGCTCTTCTTCGCCATGTGTGGTCGCAGCCCGCGGTGGTTCCGCCAACGACAAACACACATAATCTTCTTAAAGAAAAGATGCAAGCAACTATTGATCGTCATCTTTCTGGACTTATCAGTAGCACTGCAGCCGACGCTATCATTGCAGACGCAACAAAAGCGGCTGTAGGCGCGTACAGACTCAAGCATGCATTGACTCACGGGGATCCTACGGCAGAAAATGTCATGTTTCGTCTTGGCTATGGCAACGTGTTGATTGATCCAATCAGAGCAACTGAAGTCGTACCAGACTCTCCTGCTGTTGATGTTGGCAAAATGCTTCAAAGCGCCTATGGATGGGAGCACGCCAAGTACAACAATGGAATGCTTGCGTACAGCCACAATGACATTGCAGACATTGTAAATGATGAAGAGCTATTTGAGGTTGGAGAGGCATGGGCGGTTGTTCACGTAATGCGTGCAATTCCGTATGTCAAACGAAACATACCCGACTCGCTGCCTCGCGTAATTGAAGTACTACACAGAGCTATTGAAAGGAATTAAGTATGGCAACATGGTGTTCAGACATTGACGGAGTTCTCGTTGACTCTCGAAGCTTAGTCATCGAGTCTTACAAGTACGTTGGAATTGAAATGCCGATGCAAGCCTGGGGCCACCCGTGGCAGACATGGCTGCCTTCTGCGGTTGGGTCGCACGAAAAAGCTCGCAGGCTTCATGAAAAGAAGACAGAGGCGTACATCGAGGTACTTCGCGCAGGCGCGGCACTAAAGAATGCGCTTCCGTTTGCTGAAATTATGCGTGCGCTTGAGCACGATATGCGAGCTCGAGTTTTTTATGTCACTGGCGCTGCAAAAGCAACTGCAACTGTGATACTTCAAGAGCTTGGACTTAATGCTGACAATCTCGTAGCTGCAAGTGTTACAACTGACGCTCGCAAGGAAATACTTGAAAGCCTTGACTCGTCTGGTGTGTACATTGACGACAGAATTGAAGGAAAAGGTCCTGCAGAAGAAGCAGGCTGGGACTTCATCTGGGCAAAGCAGGACTGGCGTTGGAAGCAGTAATCCTTGCCGCAGGCCGTGGTCAGCGTATGGAAGGACTGGCAAAGCCGTTCTACAAGCCTCTGCTTGAGATCAATGGCATGCCTTTGGTTGCTTATGCTGTTGAATACGCCTCTGCTTCTGGAGTTGAGCGAGTAACTGTTGTTGCTTCTAGTGCAAACTACAACGACATTAGTGAAGCGCTTTCTTCGTATTCAAAATGGGTACGACTTGTTGTTCAAGAAGAACCAGCAGGGCCAGGACACGCGACAATGATCGGACTGTCTGACGCGGTTCACGATCAAACAATGCTGCTTATGAGCGACAATGTGATGGATCAAGACATTGTAGTTGACATGGCTTTTAACAGTAGAGTAAACCAGACCGACGCAATCGGAGTCCGAACAGTGACTCTTGAGCAGGCTTCTCGGTTTACAAGAATCCAGCACGCGCAAAACGACAACGAAAACTATAAGTTTGTTGAAGGAACAGCAGTCGGAATAGACGATATTTGGATTGATGGAAACGTAAAGGTATGGTGCGGTCCAGTAGTATTTCAAACAAGCAGAGCTTTTGACATACTGTCAAATGAATGGGCTAATCGCAAAGAGTCTTCTGAAATGAAAATTGGTCCATACCTAAATACAATTATGCGATGGCCAACGCATCTGTATGATGTCAAAGCTTTTGATGTCGGGATACCGTCTGCGTACATTGCAAGCAAGAACGGTGACCTAGTATGAAAGTGCTAATATGCGGAATGACTGCGTCGCAATCTTCACAGGCTTTAAGTCGGCGAAACTTTTCTTTTGCCGGTTCAATTGACTATGCTCTTACTAAAGACGGGCACGAGGTTGTTTGGGCAGACCCTAGCGTTTTGTGGACAAAAAAAGATTTTGACGAGTATGACGTAGTTCTTGCAGGCGTTGCACCGATGCTCAGTATGACTGCAAACAAGACATACGGAATTCTTGCGCTAATTGCCACACTGTATGGAAGTAAAAAGCTTAGACTATTTGTAGATGCGCCAGAGCCTACTAAGATCCATGCGAGCCTTAGGTCAATTGACAAAGAAAACTCGCGGTTGGTAAAGCAACTATACTCGTCAAGAAAAGAATTCAAAGAAGTCACGCAAAATAAAAAATCAAAAGACAAAGTGATCGCTGGAGCAAAAATATTGCTTTCTGAAAAATGGCCAAAAACTATCTACCCAAAGCTTCCAGTAGATCAGAGCGTGTCTGACTCTCCAGGTATTCCAGAGTCAATGAACAGTTCTTTCTCTGGCGTAAACCTTGATTCAATATTTATTGAAGACGGCATGGCACTAAAGAACAGGCAGAACTATTGGATTGTTGGAAACACGAAGGCTAAATGGTGCATTGACACTGCTGAACATTTAATGTACCCAACAGACGTAGCCAAAGAAAGCAGAACCTGGACAGACGAGCACGTTGTTGAAAAAGTGTCAAACTCACTTGGAGTGCTTATCGGTCCACACAATGATAAGTTGTTGTGGTGGTCTCCATTGTTTATTCAAGCAATGAACGCGCTTACTCCAATTGCAACAGAGTGGCGCATTAGCTCAACTATCGGTAAAGACTGGAATCATCTAGCGGCTGGAATAGAAGAAATGTCGGCGCTTGATAGATATGAAATTGCAGTTGCTCAGCGAGAGCAATATGTCAACGTGGTTCGCAACCCTGTACACGCAGTAAATCATCTAAAAGGAGAGATAGGAATCTAATGGGCATACTATTCAACGATTGGCTCAAGAAAACAAAAGAGCTTCAAGAAGAAGCGTACGGAGTCATTTATCATAAGTTTGAAGGCGATCAACCGTACAAGCTCAACAACATCATCGAGTACCTGCGCTGGAACATGCTTGCGATTGACGACGAGCTTGCGGAAGTTCGCAAGGAAATCTCATGGAAGCCTTGGCAACATGATGATCCATATGTAAACCGTGATGCAGTAGTCAAGGAATGCGTAGATATTCTTCACTTCGTTGCCAATATCATTTGTGCTGTAGGTGGAACTGACGAGCAACTTGATGAGTACTACGTCAACAAAATGGAAGTAAACAGACAGCGTCAACTTAAAGGATACAAGGTCAAAGCTGACGGCGTAAAGTGCAGCACATGCACTCGAGCTCTTGACGACTTTGACACTTCAACATGCCCGGAGGCGCAATGTCCTCAGAAGTAACTTGGAGTGAAGTATCGCTAAAAGATACAAACGTTGGCGACATTGTTCGCGTCAAACTAAACGCATACCAAGGTGTCGTTGGAGAAATACACAACGGACGCTTTTGCGAAGTACTTGCAGTTGGTGGAGGCGACGTGATTGTTCGCAGCATTGATGGCATACTTCCAGAATTACCAGAAACACATCACTCACCATACTCACTGGAGAAAAGAGCACTCGCATGAGAGCAGCAATTGAATTTGAAGTATTTGGATCAACGCTAGAAGAGATAAAAGAGCAGGCGTTGAGAAATTGGAAAGAATTTATGGAAAACGACGAAATTGAACTTCCGCATGATACCGAAATACACATTGAGCCATCGGCGTCAAATGACTATAAAGCAACAGTATATGTAAGAACAAAGGTAGAAAATGACGAAAGCTAAGAATGGAAGAACTCGCTGTTTGGACGAAGCAGCCACGATTATCACTGGCCAGCGCGATGCGCAGTACGGCGGTCCAGAAGAGAACTTTACAAGAATTGCCAAACTATGGTCAGTAATCTTTGGAATTGAAGTTACTCAAGAAGATGTTGCTATGGCGATGGTTGCTGTAAAAGTGGCCAGATACGCTTCTAAGTCTGGATTCCAACCAGATACCTGGGTAGATATCGCTGGCTACGCTGCCTGCGGGTACGAAGTAGGCGAAAAGTAAGTTACCACTTTTTCTGGCGTCACCGGATACAGTTGAATAAACGGCAACAACGGAGAACACATGTCAGAATTTACTTTTAACGACTGCAACGGCCTCGCTGGCTTTATGAGCCTTGGCTTTGTAAACAAGGGCATTGATATGAATGTCCGCACAGGAACTTTGAACTTTGGCAACCGTGTTGCTGAGCTAAACCGCAAGCATCTTGGCGACAACTGGTCTTCATTCTTTTCAGATGATCCAAATGAATGGCCAGACAACAAAGCCGACATCGTACTTGGCTGCCCTCCATGCTCTGGTTGGTCGGTGTGGTCTGGCCCTGCAAACCGCGGTCCTGACGCAAAGGCACACGAGCACACTCGCGCATTTATGAAGTACGCCGCGCGCATCAAGCCGAAGATGATTATCTTTGAATGCGTGCAACAGGCGCTTACTCAAGGGCGCGATGCAATGATTAAGTACCGCGACATGGTTGAAGAGCTTTCTGGAAAAGAATATGACCTGTACCATGTCAAGATGAACAACCTTCAGGTTGGTGGTTTTTCATACCGCATGCGTTACTTCTGGACTGCTGTTGAAAAAGGAATGCCATTCGGTGCAGAGGCAATTGCACCAGCAGAAATGCCAACAATGATGGACGTAATTGGTGACCTTGAGGATCTCGACATGTCATGGGATCCGCAGCCGTACAGAAAGGCTCCATCAAAGTTTGTTGAGCACCTTCGCAATGAAAGTGGCGTAGTTGACGGACACATCAACAAAACAAACCTTGAAGGACAGCGCATCAAAGAAATCTTTGACATTCTTGGAAACGATGGTTGGAAGCCAATGACTCCAGTAAGCAAGGCGCTTCGAGAAGCTGTCGCAAAGAACAACGACCAGTTTCCACAGGCTTGGCTTGCACAAGAAGAAAAGCTTCGTGCCAGTGACTTCAACATGGGATTTACGATGCCGTGCCGTTGGGATGGAAACTCGTGGGCGCACGTTATGACAGGCGGTGCACTTGATCACGTGATCCACCCAACACTCGAGCGTCGCATTACTCACCGCGAAGCTGCACGACTGCAGGGTCTTCCAGACGACTGGGAATTCGCTGCCGCAAAAGACTACTCGCCGTTGTCTGCAACTTGGGGCAAGGCAGTTGCAGTACAGGCCGCTGAATGGATTGCTGACGCTGCAAAGGCATCACTTGAAGGACAGCCAAATGGCCCGCAGGGCGAACTAATCGGCGACCGCGAGTGGTTAGTCAATACAGACAAAGGCTTTAGCCGCCAGGCAGTTAAGAAGAAGTACTACACAAAAGAAAGCTAGTACTTTGGTTGGTCACAAAAAATGGCCACTAATGATGTATAATGTAGCCAACGACAAAGGACGGCTACATGCAATCATTTCTTACAAACACCGAGTCATTCGAGCTTACGGCCCATCATCTCGACAATAAGCGACTGCATAAGCAGACGCTCGAGGCATGGCAGTGCCTTATGACAATGTGCAAGCTCGACCCGAACAACGAGCATCGCGAGCCTAAAGGCTGGACAAACCATCCAGTTGTCCGTATGTGGCGCGGCTACGAGACGCTATTTGTTTCGTACATCTCAGCGACATACTTTGAGTGGATCTCGCGCGGTTACAAGTCAACACTTCTTGATAAGACGTACCGCACCTACGACAAGGCTCTTGAGCTTGGTCGCATATCGTCAGAGCTAATTGTTCCACCATGGATGGCAGATGCAAAGTACTACGCAGATTTGTGCTCTACTCACCGCACCGCGCTGCTTTGCAAAAATTATGAGTGGTACAAGCAGTTTGGTTGGCCAGAGGACACTGGTGAGCAGCCACCAACCTACGACTACTTATGGCCTCATCAGGACGGCTACGCAAACTAATCTGAGACGCTTCTACATTCACTAGAAGCTCTTAAAAATGGTGTGATAGTCGTCTAAGCATCTATAAATTAGACGTGACCAGGAATCACTAGAATGCGAGATACAATGCTATACGCATGAAGGATTCAAGAAAAGGCGAGTGCCTATGGTCAGAATGGTCTGGAGAAGGCTACAGAACTTATAATAGTTCTACTGTCGTCTTTTACACAGAAGATCACGTTGACACTGAGCACGAGATAGTCAAACGAGCGCTCGCATCTGCAATTCAACGCGACGGAGTAGTTGATTCTCTTGGTGACGCTTTCAAAAAGATAGAAAATGCAAAGACAAGCTACGGTTACGCAGGTACGGTTGACGGTTCGCACGAAAAGTATGCGTGCAACGAAGATGGCGAAACACAGCTTGGTGACATTGTTGATTCAATTCACGAGGTTGTGTGGGTTGAAATTACGTGAAAAAGCCTGGAGGCTTGAGCGACGTGGCGTGGATGGACGATGCCGCATGCGCACAGCCAGAAAACGCACACATTAAGAAGTACTGGTTCTCAAAAGTTCCAAAAGAAAAGTACGCAGCTAAAAACTTATGCTACACATGTCCAGTAAGAAGTCAATGCCTTAAGTGGGCTCTTGAAAATAAACAAATACATGGCGTGTGGGGTGGAAAAGATGAAGGAGAACTTCGTCGTGCATTGTCCGTTTCATACACTGGCCAAGAAGTTAGACGTAAAAGATTTCCAAACTGCCCTCATTGCGGTGGTCGCCCTAATAAGCTTAGGGTAGTTGTTGCTGACTCACCAGAAGGCGGACGGTGGACAAAAATGAAGCTTGTAGTTTGTGATGAGTGCCAGTTCGTGTGGCGTAGCCGCACTAGCGCTAACGCCGTAACTGCGTACCACTCTGACCGTGAAACGCGTGATGAAAAGAAAAAGAACGAAAAAGAAAAAGCTAAAGAAAAGAAAGTAAAAAAGCTTAAGACTGCTTCACAGCCCAGCACCTAGTATCGGTGTCTTGGACGTTTACTTCGCCATCTGCGAATATCTGCAGGTACTGCGCTAATTCTGTTGCTGTAACATTCTTGTAGTATTCCCAACTACGAATTGGATTCTCATCTATAGCTGAGTGAGGTGGTCGTCCTTCTCCTGCCATCGTTGCAATGAAAAATCCACCGGGAACAAGGTGGTTGTACGCATTAGCAATGATTGACGGCCATACTGGAGTATGCTCAAATACCTCAGCACACACGATGATGTCAAACGGTGTATCGCTTCTAAACGCCACCCCGTCAACAACAATGTCTACACCAGGGCCTTCTTGAAGATCAATTCCAAGGTATGATCCACCTTCAGAAGTAAGTTCACTGAACATTGACTTAATGCTGCCATTAATGTCAAGACTTCCGATCTCAAGAACGTTGTTCCCAGTTTTCTTTATACTCTCTCGAGCCGCAATCTGACTAAGTGAATAGCCAAACCACTGAGTTACCGCGCCGTGCATGTTACGCCTCCAAATTCCATTTGATGTAGAACTTAAGCTTATCGTCTTGTACTACTTCTCTAAAGTTAGGTGGAGGATCGGTTGCAATCGTGAGCGACCGATTTCCACTGCATCTTGTAATGCACGTCAGTACTCCGCGGCGCTTCTTTGTTGTGTTGCACCACATAAGTACATCGTCGTCTCCGTACCACCACTTCATTGACTCGTCGAAGCGCCATTCTTTTGTCAGGTCTTCTGGAAGCACCATGCAAAATCCACCAAGTCCGCCACTGCCATCAGTTCTGCCGTTGCTTGTTGATGTCACGTCCTGAGTTATGTCAGTAAACTTTCTATAGTCATACAGCGGAGATGTTAGTCCAAGACTCTTGTCATACTCAAGAAGCGAGGCAAGTGAGCCAATACAGTTATCTTCAAGAACTACATCGTCGTTTACAAAGGCCGTTGCGGTGTTGTTCCTGGCAGACACAGCAATTCCGATGTTCCACATGACGTGAATTCCAACAGCTAAGTCAACTTTCTTTAGCGTTACTTTTTCTTTATCTTTAAGAACTTTCTTGTATGTTGCATGCGCATTTGGTCCGTCTGCAACCACAACAATTTCAATAACCTGTGGGTCGTTTTGCAGCTTTTCAATTACAGCTAACGCACCGGCCACGTTTGACTTTGTTGGAATCACTGCTGTAACCTGCACAGGATACGTCTCGCGAAGCATCATCGCAAGGTTTGACTGCAGTCTTTCGTTGTTTGGTTCAAACTTAAGCGCGTCTCGTATATACGAAATAGCCTCGTGTTTGTTTCCAATATTCCACGACGAGATTGCCGCAAGGTCATGAGGAAGAGCTCCCCATGCAGATGCGTCATTAAGGTATACCAGCGGCTTTTCTTTAATTGTTAGCGCGCGCCTTGCTGATGACACGCAGTTTTCCCACTTGCCTGCCGTGTAGTAATGAAACGCAAGTTCAACCCACGGCTCACGGGAGTCGGGCGCCTCTGCCGCAGCGCGAAGAAGCCACGTCTCTGCCTCGTGCGGTTCTATCTTTGCTAAGTACCGCATTGACGCTGCTCGCTCTGGCCGCCACTGCGCTGTCGGTAGGGCTAAATGACGCTTGAATTCTGTTACAGCCTCGTCATTCTTTCCATAGAAGAATAATTCACGAGCGTAGTAGTAAGCGTTTCTATCGTCATTCGGGCGTTCGTCAACAGCTTTCTTAAGCAGAGGAAGATACTGTCCGCGGGACTTTGAAGAATCAGCATGATGATGAACTTCCATACCAATCCAAGCTTGAAATTCATCGTTAGTTGGTGAAAGCACCTCGTGCACTGGGTGAACCCAGCGGTAGCCATGGCGTGCATGCGCTTTATCCGCGCCGTACACCAGGCCTTCTGTTCCGTCTGGGTTCCAATTCCACACATATTTGTAGCGTGGTCTTGTTGTTTCCTTTGGCATATTTTCTAGATGATCTCGCCAGCCTTCAACAAAGACTTCGTCCATGTCAAGCGCAATGCATATATCAATGTCAGGTGGTATCAGCGCAAGTGATGCGTTTCTAGCGTCGTCAAATCTCCAAGGTTTTACTGAAATTTGTACAACATTAATGCCAAGCTTTCGTGCCTTTTCAATTGTGCCATCAGTTGAGCCTGTATCCGCAATTAGCAAATAGTCAGCGTTTTTAGCAGAATTGAACCACGGCTCGACGAACTGCTCTTCATTTAGTGCTATTGTGTAGACTGCAATTTTCATTTTGGCATTGTCATAATACTATTGACGTACGAATTGGCGCTTCCACTGTACTTGAACCGGCCAGTGTGCACTAAATCAATTGAAGGATCAAGCCACGTCTTTCCTCCGAGTTGCTGCCAGTATCTGCAAAAAGCGTAGTCTTCTGAAAGATACCGCTGGCGAGAGTCAATATGCGGATTGAAAAAATTGTACGAGTACTTTTTCTCTTCAGAACTCAGTCCGCCAGTGTCATCTACATACTTAAGTTCAGGGAATGCTTCAATCATTTTTTCAATTGTGCTTCGCTTAATAAGCATAAATCCAGTACCAAGGTCGTACGCAGATATTGCTCCATCTGAGATGTCTACTTTTGTTTGGCCAGGCTCTATTGCGCTAAAAGCAAACCGTGCAGATTCTTTTACTGCCTGCCTTATCGGAATTCCTTCGCGTACCATAGCTTCTGTCTTTTCCCAGTTTATTTCTTTTACCGGGTACGCTCCAGCAATTACGTCTTTATTGTGCCACAGCAACTTGAGAATAGAGTCGGACTCAAACGATATATCTGAGTCAATAAAAAGCAAATGAGTGTACTCTGGATTTGCCATAAACTTTGCTACAAGCATATTTCTTGACCTTGAGATCAGTGAATCCGCTAAAGTGCTTACACTTGTCTTTAGACCTATATTTGTAAATGTCAGCATTGACTTTATAAGTGACATCATGAACGGCTCTGTAACAGTGTTGTCATAGCATGGAACTGCGATATACAGATTCCAGCTTTTAAGCTCTTCATTTGATATGACTATTTTGCCGGTCTCGTCTGGCGTAGCCTTGCTAGAAGTTTTGCTCTTTTTGATTGCCATTCATTCATATTATCTCGATAACCAGTGTAAAATTGGTAACAGCGTATAGTATTGAATAGAGGACATATGCAAAATTTTTCAGAACCACCTGCTGACTTTGACAAATGGCCAGTGCTGCCGTCTACTCCAAAAATTGGAGAAGCTGAGCTTTTAGAGATAAGTAAGCTTCAATACACAGACCTAGGCAGTGGTTTGGTTGTATTTCACGATGCCTTTAGCGTAGAAAAGTACGCTTTAGACTACATTGATCGTCGAGCATATGAAATTGGCAAAGATAGATGGTCATACGCTGTTGGAGAAGACGGAGTTGAGTACGGAATAAACGAAGATGGGTTTAGGTACCGTCTTGAAGATGTGCCAAACGCGCCTACGCGAATTCTTGCTCCAGTTGTTTACGAAACACCTAAAGATATTGTAGACTATTTTGTTGGGCTAGAAGACTCAATATACAAGTGCCTTATTAAGTATATTGATATGTTTCCTCTTGTCGTAGGAAGCCTGTGGTGGAAGACACGGGGGCACGTTCTTCGATACGACAGCGGTGGAGTCTTAGGATGGCACCAAGACAATGACACAAACTATAAAGTCACTGGTGGAGTTCGCTATATGCCACGAGGTATGGTCGCCGCGAGGCAGACCGCAGGGGCTCTTGCGTATTTTAATGACTCAGTAGAAACGCAAGAAGAGCTCGATGGAGAAAACTTTTCAGGAGGGCATCTAAAATTTCCACACGCAAATGTAGAGTACATTCCTAAAAAAGGTGACATCATCTTTTTTCCTACAAACTACATTGCAGCACACGGCGTAACAAAAATGAATGGCGGTACGCGGTATGCATACTTAACATTTTTTGGCCAGGGTGGAAACGACGAAAGCGCGCACATCAACATAGTAGAAAGCTCAGAAAGTAGAGAATGGTGTCCACCTGTGTGGTTTGACAGTATCTACGACGACTACGAAATGTATTGCAAGTCTCAGTACTCCATTTGGTCTTTAAATGCTACAGAACTTGAGCATGGGATTAACCCAGTGTTTCAAAACAGATGTGTAACGCAATACGGGCAAAGTCACACTGCTCAAGAAATTAAGAAAGCTTGATCGCCCCTACTGGGACAAATCTTTGAGCTGAATTTGTATTGACTGTTTCGTACCCAGTTTCTTTTTTTATTTGATCTGTCATACGATGGTCTGAGCTATTTATTGGTCCCTGACCGTACCAACACAGGTATGCGTACCGTGTGCCTTCAGTGACTGCGGCAACTTCGTGGCAACCCATGTATGAAGAAGGATATATAAGAACTGATCCAGGCTTTGGTCTTACTGAAATGCCCCACGGCCTGTATGACACTGTGCCGCCTTCAAAATCGTCATTAAAGAACAGCCCACAAGTAAGAATGTTTTGCATTGGAAACGAGTTAACAGGAGTTACTCCATCTTCGGCGTATGCAATATTGCAGTCAGAGTGGGCGCCAATTGACTGACCGTTTTCATATTTGATGACGTATCCGTTTGTTGCCCATCTTATGTTTTCAATCACTATTGGAAAAACCTTGCAGTACTCAACTACACACGAGTGGATTGCATCTCTAACTTCTTCAATAAACTTCTTATCTTCTTGATTTAAGTTAGTCAGTTTAGAAAAACGGCGCGGCGCGTAGTCTGCATCATTTCTTGTGATCCTGTATCCGCCCTCTGTAAGCACGTACGCTTCGTCTTCTTTAGCAACTACCTGTTCGTGGCGCCTATCAGTGTCGTGCAGTCTTTCAACAAAACTACTAAAGTAGTCGTTGTCAAAGGTAAACACGTCTTTAAAATACACAATTCCGTTTCCTAAATGAACAGCATTCATGAGCTCATTCTTTCTACTAATTGATAGGCGTGAGAAGATTTGTCATGGTCTATACTGTCTAAATAATTTTTAAAGTCTTCGCGAAGAGTCGGCATGTACACGTTTGTTGCCGTTTTAGCAAGTTCTGGATCAGTTGCTGGATCTACTATATGCTCATTAACTTCTTTATTTGGAGAACCCTGCGCATACCAACCAAGATACGAGTATCTGCTTCCGTTAATGATCGGTGTTACTTCGTGTGAAGCCATGTAGTTTGCTGGAAACATAAGAATGTCGCCTGAGTTTGGCTTGTAGTCTATGTCTAAGTAATTAAAGTAGTGGTGACCACCATCAAAATCATCGTTGATGTACACGACGCAAGAAACACTATTTCTTGTAGCGAGTTGGTTGCCGGGGTGCGGATAGCCGTAAGCGTAGTCGGCACTTGTATCAGAGTGCGGGCCTAAAAAGCTTCCTCCGTATTGTGTGGAATACGAGACAAGGTGACCTTTGACTTTCCACCACACATTTTTATACGCAATTGGAAACAGCACGAAGTACTTTAAAAGATACTCGTCTTTAGCGCGCTCGACAGCTTCAATAAAATCGCGAACATCGTCGCGGCTTGTTCCGTGTATTTGCGAACCCCTGCGAGGCATTATGTCAACACCGTATGCTTTAAAGTAGTATCCGCTTTTATTTAAGTATGCTGGTTCTCCAGTTTCTGGGTCTACAGCTTTAGTGTACATTTCTTCACGTTCTTTGCTAATTTGTTCTTCTGCAAACTGAACTGCCCAGGCGACGTCAAAAGATATTGCATTGCGAAACAGTACGACGCCTCCACCAAGGTGCTCGGCTTCTACATTGTTATTTAGCATTTTTTCTCTTTTCCTTAAGAACTTCTTCTGTCGTGCCGCTGCTAGTTAGCGTTCTTCCAAGAGGAAGAGTTAGGTGCGGGTAGTTTATTAAGTCTTCTCCGTATTTATTTTTTAAGTAAAAATGATAGTCATTGAATAGATCTGGCATCCAAACTTGACCTGAACAGAGAAAATCTAAATCTTCAAGAGGAGATATTCCACGCTCATGGTCTGGAGAACCTTGAGAAAAATAAGCAATGTAGACGTATCGTGTGCCTTCGTACACATCTTTGACTTCATGAACCGCCATGTAGTTAGATGGAAACATCAACACGTCTCCTTTCTTTGGCCTGTATGTAATTCCAAGGTACTTAAAGTCTAACTCTCCACCAACATACTCGTACTTAGTGAGGTCTGCATTTTCTTCTACTGAGTCATTAAAGTACAGAAGAGCACCCACAACGTGTCGTGTCGCTAATTGCATATCAGGGACTGCGCCTGGGCTGTAGTTTACATCATTGTCAGAATGGTAGCCCATTGCGCCGCTTGGTCGGTAGGCCGCAACGTGCCCCTGTTCTCTCCACCATAGAGATGGAAGAATTAGTGGAAATAGCTCGATGTATCTTATGAGGCAGTCGTAGATAACATCTTCGCATGAAGCAAAAAACTTGTAGGCTTTACTTTCTTTATCATCTGTAGCAAAACCAGTTAGTCTATTTACTTTGTAAATACCGTCAATTTCGTACCTATGACCGGAATTATTTATTGCGTACAGCGGTTCGCCATTTTCGTCGTGAATAATTGTGTACTCTTTTTCAACAATTCCTTCATGTATTGCGGAAAGATGAGGAATTAGAAAACTATGATCAATGTTTTCTAGGGCGTTCCTAAACACAACAACGCCGCTGCCAAGATGCTCAGGCTTTGGATCAAACATAAGCGTATTCTACTACTTTTTGTAGTCAGAAGTTAGCATTTCTACTGCACCTTTTATTGTCCACTCGCTCTCGTTAGTTAGGGATACCTCTGCAAGTGGCCAGTTTCTGTAGCTAAATCTCATGAGTTGTTGCCCGTCACGACCGACAATAAACTTTTCATTGTTGCCTGGCACTCTTGCAATTGCTTGGTTGGCAAGATTTTGCCCGGCCATTGCTGCGGCGCTGGTGTCGGCTGGGCTGTCGTCAGACCGCCGTGTCTCGGTTCCTTTGAGTATTGTAAAGATCCTGTGCTCATTTGCTCCATTTACGTCTACTTTTTCGGTGACTGGAAACGTGACAAACGGGTACGCTGTTTCTAAGAACTCGGCTATTTCTTTGTTTGAAGATGGCTCCATTCCATAGAACTGATTGCATGGAAGTCCTACGACAGAAAATCCTTTGTCGTAGTACATTTCGTGAAGTTGTTGAAGTTCCCATAGCTGCCGTGAAGTTCTAGCAAACGACCACATAGGGCTACACGTCGGCGTGTACCCACATTTTGTTGCGATATTCACAAATAGGCATACTTTGCCTTTTACAGTGCTAAGAATATCTTGGTCTCCGTTTATTGAACTAATCGGTACTTCAAAAATAGATGTCATTGAACTACCAGTCCTTCAATTGAAACTGACATAAACTTTCCAATATCAGCAGTCCCTGCTATAAACCCGGTGGACCGATCAACAGTAAATCTTAAGTCAACATCTGTGGTCATTGGTGTGCTTACTGCAAAACAAGCACAAAATGACGTTCCATCAAAACTAACGTCTTCAATATCTACTCGGCCTCTGTAGTGTGTAATTGCCGCGGTTGTTTTTCCAGTCATCTCGACACTGTAGTCGTCCGTGCCAAGAGGAGATCTTACTTTAAGAGAAAATTGAGTAGGCTCAATTGCTTGAGTCTGGTCTGGCGCTTCGTACGCAAATTTGTTTAGCGCAAGCCCGCGGGGAGGATTGTTTTTATGCCAAACATTTACAACCATTACCTGACGTGTCCCCGACTTAGCAGGAGTTGTTCCGTGCAAAACGTGGCCAGTGTCAAAGATGACTAAGCGGTTTCCTCTGTACGCAATTCTTTCAAGATCTTCAGTTGGTGAAAACAATGATTCAATATTTTCTCTTTCGAGCGCGTTTTTCTCGCCGTCAGTGAGAACACTCTTATGAATCTCTAGAAAACCTCCGTCATGGTTATGTTCTCCGTAGTACACGCAGCCAGCAATTGGCCCACTGAAAGTCTTGCTTTCTTCATAAAGAAATGTGTCTTCGTCAACATGAGGACTTAGTACCTGCCCAGGGCCAAAAGTCCTGGTCCAGTACTCAAAACCAACGATATCTTCTAACTGATAATCAAGGTTATTTTCCCATATCGCACGAATTACTTTTTTCTTAAGCGTGTTCGCTGGGCTTTTCCACCAACCGTCCCAGAACAAGTACGGAGAGTACACACTAGAATCTTGGTAGTGGTACGAGTTTAGTTGCTCTGCTATTCTTTGGCCGTCACCCATTGACTCGGGGAAGAAAGAATTATCGCTTCTAACCGCGCTAAGAAGCTGCTGATCTGTTATGAAGTTATCTATGACTTTCATTTCTTAACCGCCACTGTATATCCATAGTGCAAAGGAATGTGGTACACGTACAAAGATTCATCGCTTTTTAGTTCGTCGTGCAGGTCAAACATTGGGTGTGCGTCTGTCTCGTTTTCGTAGAGAAACGCCCAGTCTGAGCTTCCATTGATCAAAAGCATGCCTTTGTCGTTCAGTAAAGACGTGTAGTAATGAATGTTTGTAAACGTCGTATCTACTTGGTTATGCCATAGTTCAATCAAATCAAACTTTTTTGAATTGCCTGACTCTAGATCTTGCATGGTAAGAACATCATAGTTGACACTTGCAAATCTTGGGTTTATTGTCTTTACGCATTGCTCGAAGTAGTCAAGGAAAACCGTGTTTAGTAGAGTAACATCAACATTTGCGTCTTCGCAGCATTGAATTACGCGGGTGTTAGACATGTCTGGCCCGCATATCAACACTGACTTTGGTTGTTGCAGTTGATACAAAAGATCTTGTATTACTTGCGAAAGCGTATATGTACGCAAAGTTCTTTCATTTGTATCGGCAAACATTTCCCATGGAAATATTGACAAGTCAACACCTCCCGTGGCTATGTTTCTTCTGTCAAAGTCCAGTGCCGCTGTGTACTCAGCCATAATTGTAGAAGATAGTTTGTAGTACTTGCCAGGAAATGACGGCACGTAACTTTGAGTTTTAGAGAATGCATCAACAATTCGTGGAATGTTATAGCTGTTATCCACGGCTGGCAACCTGAATTCTGTGATTTGCTCTTCGGATACCTCTAACCATAGCAATGTTTTTTCTTTTGATGTAAACTTGGCCTGCCAGCTCGTGTGCAACTTGCTTGTACTTGTACACTTCACGGACCTTATGAATTAGGTCATCTACAGTAAGACGGTCAATCTCATCGTCAGAGAATCCCAACACGTACATGTGCGCGTGCAACTGTGTCTTGTGGTACTCGTAGTCTGCGCCACTATCGTACTTTTTTACTGTGTCTGAATGCGCAACATCTGTCGGGCTGTCCCATACAAGATGAGTTTCTCCACGAGGGAGTCTTTCTACTGGAGGACCGTACAAATGACAATGAGCTGAAGAACCGTTTTCAACCACCCATGTTTCAGTAGCTTTGTCCCAAACTACGCCATTGTTGTCTAATGATGGGTAGTCAGTCGGATCTTGCCCAACCATTTCTTCACTATTCATTATCAAGTAGCTTTCTGTAGGCAGCTACTTCATGCATTAAGCAATAGTATGAGTCGTACATCTGTGAAGACTTGTCTACAGGAATTTCAGTAAGAGAAAACGCATCTACTCCTAGAATTGATTGCAGCGTGTCTATAGACTTTTTTAGATACTGCTTTGCCTGTTCTTTTGCTAAGTCATTCACTTGTCACCTCTGTACACACCCATGTCTGGCACCTCTGTGATGTTTGGATTTTTTGGCTTTAAGTTAAAACTGATTGCAACCCTAGGCGTGTCAGACTGGTGCATAGTTGTAAAATGCGGAACATACGAGTTAAAAAACGCTACTTTGCCAATCTCTGGCTTTATCTTGGTCATTGACTCAATCCTGTTATAGCCAAATGAATGTAAAACCAACTCGGCTGAGTTGTCGTCAGAAGATGTGTAGACAACTCCACTCCAATATTCTTCTGGTCTCATGTGAGTGTTGGAGTGGTGTGAATGGTATGAAACCGACTCGCCCTTGCTAGTCGTAGTCGCCCATATGTCTGTTAGGTTTACTGGCAATGGAAGAACAGTATTTGCTAATAGTTCAATAGAGTTTCGCAACTTGTGGCATTCATTTGAGTCTGGATACACGCGAAAACCATAGCCTCTTGAAAACACCAAGTCCTGTTGAAGAACTTCCGCTGTCACTACGCCATAGTCAATGCCGTCAATTTGAGAGACATAGGCATGCGTTGCCATTAAAGTTAGCAACTCATGCATGCGGTTCATTCAGTTTTGGTAGTCCAGTAAATGTTGGCCCGATGCGGTTACCGTCTGCGTCTAGCCCTGTTTTGATACCTTTAGTCCAAGTCCATGGATTGTCTTCTTGGTTCTTCATCTTCATATCGCTATACTTGACCCGAGACTCAATAAGGTCTGGCTTATCCCAGATATTGCCTACTTCAAATTCTACAGACTCTAAAAGATTTTCTGGGTAGATAGTGAAAAAACAATATGGAGTACCTGCTGGAAAAGTCACTGGCTCGTTGACCTTGGTAATCTTCCAATTCATTTGAACTTCGTCAGGCCACCAACTGCTTGGGATAGTTGCCGCAAGAGGAACTGCGCCATCAATGAAGTAGTTTGGTGAGCCAGTCACCCAAGTCGCATAACCTTCTTCAGTGTTGATAGCCCAGCCGGTGCTAAGAGAAATAATCCCAATCATAGACGGGTGGGCAACTTGCCTGTCTTTTTGCGTTCCTCCGCTTATCACTTTGACAACACTATTTCCACCTTCCCAAATAACCACAAGATCTTCGTCCAGCACAAGCTCCCAACCGCTGACATTTGCTACTGTCATTGGCAGGCATTGATACGCATGCTTATTGTAAGTATCGTCCATCCAATCTCGCTTGATACGAGACTGCTGAACTAATGGTGCGTTTTGATGTCCCCGAGTTAGCCGTACTTTTGTCATTTGATGATGTACCTTTCGCTAGTCTTACTGTGTCTTAAGATGCCTGCTTCTTTACTCTTCTTCATTAAGTAGCGTTTCAATTGCTTCCTTGATAAAAATTAGCGCTGTGTCTGCGTCAATTGATCTGTCGCCGGCGTCGTAGCCTAAGTTAAGAAGATCTGAATTGCAGAACCTAAATATCTTTTTTCCATTTTTTGAGATAATGATTTTTTCAAAGTTTCCTTGCATTGGGCCGCCAATACTTTGAAGTTTTTCATACAATGGGTGTATGTCAAGCCCCGTCTTTGAGTTTTCAACAGTTGCAGTTAGCTTTGAAAACGGAAGATCTGTCTTATACAGTTTTTTCATATGATCTCTCATATTTTGAGGACTTGCGTTTGAATCCGTAAACTCACCGTAAGCGTGCTCGCAAAAATCTGTGCTTGGCACAGCCACTACTTCGAATCCTCGGTCTTTATACTCGTCATAAAGAGATTGAATAGGAATGTACTGCGCCGAGTTAGCGCACTCGCCGGTGACATTTACGATCATTGTTACTTTGCCTTTGTTACTTTCAAGAACATTGACGCCAGAGTCAAGGTCTTCAAGAACAAACTCGTACAGCGACGTGCCAAGATCTTCTAACACTGGGATTTCTTCTGGTCGTATTTCCATAGTTCCTCTACTTAAAATTCTAATATTGGGCTGGTGCGGCTACGCCATCACGGCTGCCTTTGATGTCAT